CTCCTCATAGTGCAGATACTAATGTTAGTACTACACCAGCTGCTGCTACTGCCCCCACAACGCCTGTTGTACCTCCAGCTAAAGCTGAAGAATCTGATGGTGCAATTAAACTAACACCCGAACAACTTAATGAGCGCTTGCAAAGACATACAGCCGCTCAACTAAAAAAGCAGTTTGGTATTGATGACCCTGAAGCAATCAAAGCTTTATTGAAGAAGGCTCAAGAAGCGGATGCTGAAGCGGAAAAGCAGCGTCGAGAGAAGCTAGATGAAACCACTCGACTTAAAGAAGACTTAGATAAGGAACGTGCAGCTCGTACACAAAAAGAAAAAGAAGTTGAAACCCTACGCAAAGCTAGGGTTATGGATAGGGAAGAGCGCAGGCTTAGTAACCTAGCTGCAAAGCATATAGCTGCTGAATATGTAGACTTCGCAATAACTAAGTTTGCTAAATCATTACGAGCAAACCTCACTCCGAAGCAGATAGCGGCCATGACTCCACAACAACAAGAGGCATGGTTTATAAAGTTTGCAAAAACTAATACTGCATTTAGAAAAGGTGGGAAGGCAGCACCAGTTGAAACCCCTCCTACAACCACTCAACCAGTTACGAATGGTACACCTGGTGGAGTTGCTCCCCCTCCTATGCCTCCAGGAAGTGCAGAACCTATGACTGCAAAGCCAGGCCAAAAGAATACAATGTCAAAGGCTCAAGTTCGTCAGAAGTACGGTTATAGCTGGTAAAGTTGAGGTTTATAAGCCTTCAAACATCTCATCTAATGGTGGGATGTTTTTATTTTTGTACTTGTGCAAATACATCTGGCTGATAGGGTAATAAGTGTGACGCAATGAAGTGCATAAACCTATACGTGGCACACCGACGGTTAACAGGTGGAATAGGTAAGGCACCCCCAATGCGTACATTCGAATCGTTGATGGATGTAACCATTAGGAGCTAACTATGCCTATCGCACTCGGTGTACCCCCCATTCTTCTACAACTAAAACAAGAAAACCTTCTGGAACGTGCATTCCATGATGGGTTGTTCCCTAACCTAGCGTTTCGAGCTGAAGCCCTCGCTGAAGAGTGGCCAGCTAATAGTGGTACTGAGGTATTTCAAACCCGACCTGGTTTGCTTGCACCAGTTGTAACAGCTATTGCCCCCGGTCAAGACCCACAACCTCAAGCAGTGCCTTATGAGCAATGGGGTCTCTCCATTGGTCAATATACTGGAGCAATCGATACTCATATGCCTACCAGTGTTACTGCTGCTGCTGATTTGTTTCTTCGAAACATTCACCAGTTAGGTTTGCAGGCTGGTCAGTCTATCAACCGTATTGCTCGTAATAACCTTTATACCCCTTATGCATCTGGCAATACTGTTCTCATTGCTGCTGCAACCGCTGGTGACTTTACCATTCGAGTTGCATCTCTCAATGGGTTTACCGATGTTGTTATTCCAGGTACCAATGCAAGACCTCTCCCTGTCTCGCAGACATCTCCACTAACAGTTCGACTTGGAACTGGTGCTGTTACCGCTACTGTTATTGGGTTTACACCCGACCAGATTACAGACCCTACTGGACCAGGAACCTTGCTGTTGTCAGCAGCACTTGCAGGTAACCTTGCAAACCGTTCACCTGTTCGAAGTGTTTATGCACCTACAGTCGTTCGTTCGGCTGCTGGTCTTAGTGTCGATGCTATTACTGCTGGTGATATTCTCACTCTTCAGCAATGCATCAATGCTACTGCAGTTCTTCGACAGAGTAATGTGCAACCCCATGAGGATGGGTTCTACCATGTGCACATCTCTCCAATGGCAAACGCTCAAGTCTTTGCTGACCCCGTGTTCCAAAGATTGAACCAGTCCCTACCCGAGCATGTCATCTATAAAGAGGGATTCATTGGAACCATAAGTGGTCTTATGTTCTTCATGAATAATGAGGTTCCCATCTTCTCCAACTCTGGTACTCGTACCGCAACAGGTGTTAATGCTGCATACTCACCTGAAATTGGAGCAGAGACGACCAATGAACTTGGTGTCAATATCGGTCGTGTCATTGTGACTGGTAAAGGTTGCCTCTATGAACGCTACCTAAATGAAGGTGGTTATGTGACGGAAGCCGGAACAATGGGTAAGATTGGAGAGTTCGATATTGTTAATAACAATGTCGCAGTTCTTACCGAACGTATTCGTCTAATACTCCGCGCACCAATGGATCGCTTGCAACAGATGGTTTCCGCTGCATGGTCCATCTCAACAGGATTCGGAGCTCCCTCTGATATTACAGCACCCGGTGGCACTGCTCGCTATCGTCGCGCTGTCATCCTTGAGCACGCAATATAATAATATAGGCAGTATATAGTATTGAATGCACGTGGCTTTGCTCCGCGTGCATTCTTGTTTTATGATGTATCTAGTTCCTACAAGGAGATAAATAAGTGGCTCGAAACAATCCCGCACCCACAACAAGAGTTGGTCAGCCACAACAGGCTACCACTTCGCCTTCCCAAAATAGTGATGTACCCCTTGGAGTAATCCTCCAACCTAGTGGTAACGAACGAAACGTTGACCCAAATTTTATTCCTCAAACTGCTGTGAGACCTCCTCGTGTAGAGGTCAAAGCTAAAGAGTATCGAGTAGTAGAGGGGGCTTATATAACAACCGATGGCATGCGAGCTATGCTTCGCAAGGGTCGAACGGTTTCCGATGCACAATACAATATTCAAGCCTTACTTCAGCAAGGAGTACTGCTTGACGAGATAGTTCCTATTGAAGCTGCACCACCCGCCGTTGCTGAAGAAGTAACAGCTTAGGAGATTCACTATGGCATTAACCGAGGACGAAAAGATGCGAGTGCGAAGGCACCTTGGGTATTTGAATGTTGCCTTATCGCAAACATTCATTCTCGGTTTGCCTGCTGGTGTTCAGACACAGTTCGTTATTGAAGGTGCTATGGATAAGATTCGACCCGAAGGGGAAGCATCTATTCGAGAGACTATATGCATACTCGATACTATCCATGACCAACTATTTAAGAACACTGGCAATGCCGAATTTGTACAAGTTGAAGATGTAACATTTAGAGGGGATGCGTTCGCTCAAGTACTAAAGCGATACCAGTTCTTTAGAACAGAACTTGCAAATGCTTTGGGAGTATACCCAAACCCCTATGATCAAAGATTTGTTGGAGCTAACGCTGCTAATCCAGGTATTAACATCTCTGTGGTCCACTAATGGCTAAATGCCCTACAACTAATGAGTTGCACCCAATAACACCAGACCAAGCTAGCAACAGCTTGGCTAATAGGATTTCAACTTCATTGGATAGGGCTCGACAAGCAAAGGTGGATATAGGGTTAAGACCGTATCGAATATTACTCACCTGGACCTATTCAACTGGTGATGAACGTGGTCAAGGACTGGAAGAGATTTACTACCGGGAGGAACTGCTACCCACTCCACGCATAGAGGGATTAGGTGGTGTAGCTATCAATCCTTATTCTGCTGGTGCTCTACCTGTTGGTAGCATTCGAGTATCAAAGATAAGCGCTAGATATGATCATGACTTCTTAACAGGTCGAGTACTTCCTCAACCTTTTATACAAACATTCAAAGAACCTATTAGACCACCACAAGTAGACTTTTTTTATGAAGTGCACGAGGATGGAAGAACATCCCCACCTCAACTAGGTATATGCAAAGTACCTGCTGTTGTTACTGTTCCCTTTATATCTATACGACAGAAGTACAGGCTTAGTATGCAACCCGAAAGAAAGTCCTTTGGGTGGATATTAGGACTTGAACGCATGAGTGAAGATATGGATCGCTTTGGTGAGAGCCAGATATCTACAGATGATATTCAACCCACACCAGTGATACCCCCTCTTCGAAAGAAGAGATAATGGCTCTAAACATAAAGATAGATGTAGCAGACCTAGCTAAGTTTAGGTCTAACATAACCGCTCGTATAAGAATGGGTGTTAGGAAGGGTGCTCTCAGTGCAGGTCAAAGAACACTTCAGCTTATACAAGGCAAGCTCATACAAGAATGCCAACCACATCCACCTGTCGATAGAGGATTGTATAGAGCAGGATGGCAAGTGCATGGTGACCTGGTAACAACACCTTTGATAATATCTAATAAGGTGCCTTATGCACCTATCATCGAATATGGAGCACGTGCATCCAATATCAAAATAGGTAGAGCAATGCTTACAGCCCTGGCCGAGTGGGCTCAAAGAAAAGGGCTTACCGGAGGCCGCAAAGCGGCCAAGAAAGCTTCCCTTCCCGCAAAGGAAAAGGGAAGCTTAGGGGATAAGGCAAAGCCCGCAAAGGCTGCTAAAAAGGGCCATAAATCACCTTCTATTTTGGATAAGAAAACAGCTCGAAAGATTGCAAAGCTTATAAAAGACATCAAAGCTTTCATGAAGCGTATGCGCATTGGTGGGGGTATGTTGATAGCTCGCATTCGACATGAAGCTGGCTATGTAGAATCTGAAAGTATTACTAAGACTACAGCAACAGATGATGAAGCTATGGCTATTGCATGGGCTATCGCTATGCATATGCAGAAGGTAGGAATCTTTAATGGTGGTAAGGGTCTTAGGGTTCTTGAGAAGGCTAAAAAGGTATTAGTCAAAGAATACTTACAGCAAGAGATGCAGCGTGAAGTTGCTAAGGCTGTGAGGGGCGGCTAAGGTATAGTCAATGGCGTTTCTCGATAATGTTAAGAGCACAATACAAAGTCTTGTGTTTGGGTCCATAGGGGATTCGCCGCTACCTGCACGAAACCAAGTACCACCATGGGTGGATGGTCGAACAGAAGCACTTCGAACACTCTTTGAATACCTATCCGAGATTACAATATATCGAAGCAATGGGACTGGTCGTGCGCCTATTGCTATGAGGATTCCATATTCGGATATGCATATACAATGGCCGCAAAATGCAGATGAAGTATTAACATTTCCTGCGATTGGTATCTTACCAGGGGAAGGTCAACATATTCCTATAGGTCTTTCACCAGCTATTGATGAAACAACAATCGACACTTATGGAATGGGTACTGTTCTTTGGAGACTTTGGGAATATCAAGAAGACCTCCAACTTGAACTATGGGCATCAAGTCCCGCTGAGCGTGCAGCTATGGTTCAAGGTATCGAACTAGCATTAAGCCCATCCGAGAACGTTAGTAACCTACGACTTCGAATGGATAACTACTTTGGCACAAGTGCATGCTTTACTTTACTTGGAGCTATTCGAGTAGAGGACGGGGATGCAGCGAAAGAGCGCAGAAGGGCATTAATGCGTGTTCGTATGCGCTATGAGATTTTGAGGCTAGGTAGGTACAACCGACTTATGCCAACTGCAAGTGTGAGTGTATTAACGCCAGACGAAGAGCTACCGGAAGGTAGCATCTCGTGATACTCTATTACTACCTAGCTGCCTTTGCCGCGAGGAGGTGAACATGCCCATTTTTATTAGACGTTGGGATGCGAATCCCGGAAGCGATGTTCTACTAAACATCGAGTCATATAATATCCTGGACCTTGATCCAGCCGCTCAGATAACGGCTATAGGAACTGGTACAGTGATTATGGTTGGAGAGTCCGAAGATGGGCCTTTCAACACTCCTACTGCTATCTCGTCATCTAGTGATCTACTAGGTACATTTGGTGGTCTTGGTTATACCTATAATGGTTTAGTAGGTAACTACCCATGCGCCAAAGTTCGATATGCAGATAGTGCCATCTCCCCCGAATATTGGAACGGTAACATGTTCGTACAGCTTAGCGGGAAGCGCTTTCGCGCTCTGCAGCTAGTACGAGTAGATACTAGTGTGGGTAGCGTCACCTTCTCTCGACTGGCCTCTGTATATGGTTCAAGTAACACCAGATTTAAGCTAACAACTGGTCAAATTCTTGCGCTTGATATCGGTGGCGGCTCCGTAAGTGCAACATTTACAGGAACAGTTGCTAATGTCACTGCAGCAGGTGGGAGTTACCCAACTTCATTTGTCGGCGGTGAAACCCTGGTCATTGGATACGACGGACAACCTGACTTCACTGTTGTATTCCTAACAGCTGACCAAGCTATCGCGGATTGTATAGCTCGAATCAATAGTTTTGCTGGATACACAATGGCCAGTAATAGTACCGGCCAAATCAAGCTAACAGCTAGACAGGGTGGAACTGGGAGCAAGATTCGTATTGTTTCTGGTTCAACTGGTGTTTTGACTAAGCTTGGTTTCACTGCTGCTACTACTTCTGGAACTGGAAACGTTGTTGATATTGATAACGTTACACCTGCAGAAGTTAAAACCATTGTGGAACTTGCGGTAACTGGCGCATTAGTTGAAACAACTCCTTCAGGGAGACTTCGAGCATCCAACCTCGCAACTCCTACGACTGGAACAATAGCTGTTGGGGCTGCTACTACTGCTGTCAACCTAGGGTTCACAGTTGGTGCGACAGGAACCGCTGCTGCTGGTGTAGCTACTACTATCCCTGCTGGTACGGTCCTCAATAATAGTGGTGGTACTAATGCAGTAGTTACTATGAAGTCTATTACTGTAACTGCATCTACTGCGGGACCTTATACAAGCAAGGTTCGACATGCAGTTGATGATGGTACTGGGGTATCTGCACTAGGTGGTGCAATCACGAAGATAACAACCCCCGCTGAGGATTCTGCATGGGCTGTATACAACCCACTTCCTCTAAATGCTGCTCTTACCGAGGCACAGATAGATGCAGCATACCAACTAGCCTTTGATTCAACATTGAGTCAAAGCTCTATCGCTCGTACTGCGAACATTATTGTTTCCGCAAGACAGTCGAATGCTATTCGGCAGATGGGTCGAATAAACGCTAAGACCGCTAGTAACCAAGGGTTTTATGGTCGCATGTTTATAACACGCGCTCCTATGAATACCTTGAAAGCTACTGCACTAACTATGGTTACTCTCAACCGAGCAGAACGGTTGGTTATGTGTTACCCGAACTGGAGAACCAATGTTCCTCTTATTGCTAGTAGAGGAACAGCGGGTGGTGTCGGATTTACTGCAGATGGTATTGTCGATGTGGGAGCAGATGGATTCCTAGCATCAATTCTTTCACAACTCGCAGTAGAAGAAGACCCTGGTCAAGATACTGGATTGCTAGATGCAGTAGTTGGTCTTGAGAGTGGTGCAAACGTTCAAAACTTTGTAATGGAGGACTATATAGCCTTCAAAGCAGCTGGTATATGCGCACCTCGCATAGATGAAGGTGTTGCTATATATCAAAGCGGTATCACTTCTGTAGACCCATTGGTTCTACCAAACCGGACTGATATCAATCGTCGACGCTTGGCAGACTATATCCAGGATTCACTCTCCAGAAGAGGGAAAGCCTTTGGAAAGAAGCTGTCAACCCAAGCTCGTCGAGCTGCAATGGTTACAGAGATTCGAAAGTTTATGGCAGACCTTCTATCGAAGGACCAACCTGCTAATCAGCGTATAGCCGGGTACGATGTTGATGCAGTCACAGGTAACACTGCTGATCTACTCGCACGAGGGTTATATGCCGTTATTGTTAGCTGCAAACAGCTATCATCCCTGAAGTCTATTGTTCTAACTACATACGTTGGAACCAATGTAACAGTAACCGAGTCAATGGAATAATGAGGTGCTGATATGCCTTCACAACGTATTCTAGGTCAGGATTTGACCCTGTTGGTAAGTAGAGGCACTGAGTTAGTCATTGACCCTCTTACCGACATTACAAACTTCAATGGGGAGATGACCTTCAAAACCCTTCAACAAGGGTTCCTTGGAGAGTTCGCAGACCGAACGGACTTTGTATATGAAGCTGCGAAGTTTGATTTTGAGCTTCAAATACACACTGCACTCTACTTCGACTTTGCCATG